CGCAAACAGAGTACGAAACCGCCGCAATGTGGGCAGTAAAGGCTGCGACAGCCTAAAGATTATGCCGCTATCGGATATTTTGTTCGGTAGCGGCTAACTCCAAGTTTCCCGCAACTTGCGCATAGCAAGTTGCCGGGAAACGACAGTTCGCCGCAATACGCCTCTATGCCCCGCATAGGGGCTTTTTTTTTACCCAACCCGACCCACCCATCCCATCCCATAATCCCCTCATCCCCCCAAATCCCCGTCAAGACAAATAACCCACTCATCACATCCCGTAATCCCCTCATCCCCCAAAATCCCCGTCAAGACAAATAACCTCATACATAACCCTATACCTTGCCAAACAAAATACTTTTCTTTGCAAAGTATAGCACGATATTTGCTGCACGTTCGCGCAAACATAATCCTAATATGAAGTCTGTTACCTTAGCCGTGCATCCCCTTTCCAGGGCTGTGCTATGCACCCAGTACGGGGTGCATCCCTTTGCGATCAAGAACGGCGATCCGCTGTTCGACATTTTCACCGCCACATCCGCGAGGAAATGCAACCCGGTGAACCTCTCCGAGTTTTCCAGTACCATCACCGTCATCATGAATGACCGCGCCGCGCAGTCCGTGGATCGTTATTCGGCCCGCATCGCGCAGCGGCTCTACAGGTGGCACCGCGAGCAGATGTGCTGGTACACAGTCGGCTGTGTAGCGGCCAAGGCACAGGCCAAAGCCAGCCTCGCCAACTGGCTCGCGGCCAACAAGGTCAGCGAAGATGACTACTCGCTTGATGCCGCAATAAAAACGTGGCAAAGATTTGGGTGGGATTTTGATAAAAAAAACGCCGAAAAATTCGGACACCTGCGGCGTATGTCGGCGCCGAAAGTGTCCAAGAAAACGGGGCGGCGTGCCAAGTCTATTTCCCCACCGCAGGCACTCGCGTGGAAGCGCAGCGAGGTGGATGCGGAACTCGTGATCGGCCGATTCCTTGCCTACTACTCCGAGACCTTCCGAAGAGTGCCCCGCAGCCTTGCCCAACAGGCGAAGTGCTACACCTATATAGTATATAAGCAACTAAGCGTAAGGCAAGCCGCCGCACGCCTGGGACTAAAGCGCAGCTCTACCGGATACGCACTCAAAGCCATGCGCACCCGCATGGCCAAAAACCCGACCGTATCACGGCTGATGGAGCAAGCACTCGACCTTCCAACGCCCGCGTAGTGCCGCCACTTTTGTGGCGTGTTCCAGACCTTACATCATATTGCCCGACAATGCACCCGACAAATGGGCGGCATTAAGGATATTGCGCTCATTGACCCTGATGATATTCAGAGCCAGGGAGCGCAATATCTGCAACCGAACATCAGCGGCATCACCCTGAAATCGGGGAAGTTCATGTACCTGTTCCAACAGGCACGGCTCACGGGCCGATTTCAGTACCAGACCAACACCGATGCCCGCGCAGGGGATTATGTCACCTGCGAACTAAGCGCCCAGGTGCGAGGGGTGGCACTGGATCGCGATTGGATCGTTCAAAAATTCATGAATCGAAGGATACATGCAGTAGTAACATATCTCAACGGTACGCAGCGCTTCGTAAAGAACCTACGCTTCCGGGCCACGCATGACAGCGGAGCCCGCAGGCAGGATAGAGTTTCATACTCATTTACCGCCACGTCCCGACTACTGCTACCACCCCCGCTCATCGCGGCCCCGCTTAATCTGCCGTATGTCTGCACAGGCGCAAGCGATAGCGGCCCTTGCGACTGTACCGAAACGACTATGATTGAAATCACTACTTCAGCCCCTAACACCTCCTACACTGTACCACAGGGGAGGCTTGTAACCGCGATACAGGTGCAAGGCACTGCAAATCAAACCGTGAATGTAGGCATCAGCAACGGCGGCGGCGAGATCGCGCAGGATATACCGCTCCTGGCTAATCAGGACATGTTGACGGGCAATAACGCTTTGTATGCGGATGTGACAAAAACGATATACTTCACCGGCCTACAGGGCAACAACACTATCAGGATATGGCTTTTGCACGACGCTTAATTATGCTCGCGCTGCTCATAGCAGCGCACACCGCCGCCGCGCAAACGCTCACCGTAGACTCGAAGGACGTTCAAATCGCGCGAAAAAAACTACAGATCGGCACGGACACGGCTCGCAACTTCATCAGTATTGTTTCCGTGATTGTATCCAGCGCCACCCAACGGCAGGCCCCTACGGCCAAAGCCGTGTATGATGCCATCCAAGCCATCGCGGCCCAAGCCGCCGCATCAGGACTGGCCAATGCCGCAAAAATCCGCCTGAATAATACCAACACTACCGGGATAGACCTGCAAGGCACGGACGGACTCCGTTTTGCGCAATCATCCGGCACGCTGATAACTGCAAGCATCCGCGACACATCTATATCGCTTTCCAAAATAAACCGCTCCGGCGCATTAGATAATAACTCTATCAGGTGGAACGGGACCAATTGGGTAGCCTCCGCCCGAAACCTATATGATATAGTGAGCGCGAACTACACCGTAGCGGCCTCCCTGAACGAGGTATTCGTAGAAGGCCAAACGGCAGCCATCACGCTGAATCTGCCGCCGTGCAACACGGCCAACAACGGCGCGAAGTTCATCATAACAAAATCGGGCGGGGACACCTTCAGTATAAGCATAGACCCCAGCGGTTCAGAGACCTTTCAAGACGGCGCCGCCGTAAAGCGGCTCTACTCACAAGGAACATCCGTTTCCTGTACCTGCACATTTATTTCTGGGACAGGGAAATGGCATTTTTCAAACATGTAAATTTCATTATTAGCAACATGAAAAAACTCATTTTTTCAATCATTTTTTCATTTTTCGCGCTGTTCTCCTTCGCGCAAGTGCCGAGCATCACGGATGCGACGCTCATCAAGTTTCTCTCCGGGGATAACTCCTTCCTGCGCAGCGCGTTGGATCTAAAAAACTACATCGCTCCTGGCGGTGGTACAGGTACGGTCACCAGTGTGGGCCTCGGCTTGCCTGCGGAGTTCACGGTCACAGGTAGCCCCGTCACCACATCCGGTACACTCACGGGCGCATGGGCCACCCAAACGGCCAATCTGATGTTCGCAAGCCCTAACGGTAGCAGTGGCACTCCTTCTTTCCGCGCCATGGTCGCGGCGGATGTACCTACATTGCCTGCGAACAAGATCACAGGCGCAAACTTGACAGCGGCAACGACGAAAATCACGGTCACAGGCGGCACAGGAGCCGTACTGTCCGCTGCTACAGTGGACGTCAACGAGGCGAATCTTACGCTTAATAATATAGGCGGCACACTTGGCGTCACGAAAGGCGGCACAGGCCTCACGGCTGTCGGCGGCAACGGTACAATATTAGGCAGCGACGGCACAGCCGCCCTATACCTCAATCCGACCATCACCACTACAGCGGCGGCTATCGCCTTCGCCCGAAGCGGCAGCAACCTGAACCTTAATATCCCGGATGCAGATGCGACCAACAGGGGGACAGTAGGTACAGGCGCACAGACGTGGGCAGGGGCCAAAACATTCACCGGTCAGGTGATCGGTAACGGCGGCGTACAAGGTGCGGCCACGGCTTCTTTGGCCGCCGTGGACATAAACGGCGTTGAAGACGGCGCATGGGCAAGCACAACGGCCACGCTCACGCTGGATCAGACCAACAACATGGTCAACATCGGCACCCTTACAGCAGGTATCACGATCAACCTACCCGCATGCAATAGCACGCGGGATGGCTGGACGTACAGTTTCTACAAGTCTGGCACCGACACCTTCGCGGCTACCATAGACCCTAACGGCACGGAGACCTTCGTGGACGGCGCTACCACTAAGGTGCTGTACAGCCAGTATAATTCTGCGCAGTGCAAATGCCGTTTTTCAGGCTCCGGCGCATGGTTTTTCATTCCTCAATAATTTTAGCATGCAGAAATTCCTTATCATATTTTTGGCGGCATTTCTGCTGCCTTTTTTCATTTCCGCACAGCCCGTGGTCACCTCCGCCACCCGCGTGAAACTTTTCAAGGGGGATAGTATTTTTACAGCTCCGCTGTCGGGCTTGGCATCGGCTATCGGGGCGGGGGGGAATAGGCCGGATTCGGCGTTCGCAATTGGGGCGTATGCTACACCAGGTTACTGGAGTAAGACGGTCAATTCAAATTTGTGGAAGAAGGGCACGCTGTCTTTTCGGACTGCGGATACCACGGGGATGCTGACATTACACCAAGCGGATTCTGCAAATTTGAAACCGTCACTGTATTTCTCCGGGGACGGGGAATATATCTGGAAAATTAAGAAAGATAGTCGCTCTGGCACAGGAACAGATTTCAATTTTGTAAGGAAATACGGCCCTTCTGGTTCAGATGGGCTGAATAACAATCAAATTTTTGCGTTTGGTTGGAATGTAGCACCTGGCGGGGGCATGGAAAACCCATCATTCCCTTCCTGTTCTTACAGGATAGAGGAAAATTTCAAAAATGGCGTAAATAATGCAAACGCATTTGAATGTCACCTTCCTCACATTGAATTTTCAAATAATACTGGAAGAAGGCCATTAAGTGGTTATTTTTCAAGAAATCACATAAATCCGACAGGAAACTGGTCATTCTCATCCGATTTTATAACCTTTAGCGATTATCAGACCAATACGCCTAAAGGCGTTTGGGCGTTCGGTACAAATACAGGATACGTTAAGGGTATCACATTTGCCGATACCGCAAATGTGATGATGGCTAAAAACAATGTGGGCGGGCTTTGGCAGCGAAATGCGGCTGACAACGCATTCATTAGAATGTTGATGGTTGATAATGAAGATCGGATTTTATTAGGCGCGTCTGGCCCCGCCTCAAGGGTAGCAGCCTATAATGAGGTTCAAATTACAAACGGCGGATACCTTTGGAATGAACTGGCCGAATTGAAGATTGGTAAAAATACAAGCACAGAAGGCGTTATTACATATTTTAATAGTGAAAGTAATGATAACGTGTACTTTAGCAACCCGCTGGCCAGTAATTATCTTCGGATAGGGACTACAAACGAGGGGAGTGGCAATTACATGACTACCTTGTTTTCAGCGACGGGAGAAAGGTATTTCCAGGCCCGTCAAGATGTATCAGACCGCCTGCTAAATCTCGCAGGCAGTAAGGTTGCTATCAATGCTTATGCTCCAAGCCAAACCCAAACCTTCACCGTTAACGGCACCACGCAATTGGGGACAGGGTCGGATGCAAATGCTAATAGCATATTGAACCTAAAAACTAATGCTTACAATGCAGACATTTTCGTTAATAACCAAAGCCCGGAAGCATTGTCTACCTCTGCGGTAGGCGGCATCGCACTTATCAATGACGGAGGCGTCGGGGCTTTGTATGGGAAATATTCAGGATCAGGGAATACGGGCTGGGCCAAATTTCTAAACATGAAAGATCCTAACGGAGCAAGCACAAACCAAGTACTGCAGTGGAACGGCACCACATGGGGCCCCGCTTCTGTAGGCGGAATTGGAGGGTCAGGCACCACCAATTTCGTGACAAAATTCACAGGCCCAAACAGCATTGGAAACTCTACAATAACAGATGACGGCACCGACGTGGGGTTCAATTGGGGCAGTAAAGTCCGTATCTATTTTAGCTCAAACTATAACATGGGAATGCAAAGGGGGACAGGTAGAGACCTTATCTTGTTTGCTAACTCTCCGGACAACGATGCAAAAGTTTCTTTGGTCGCGGCGAATATCACCGCACTTACGGCAGATCACTTAGGGAATGTAGGGATCGGAACCACATCGCCATCGGCTTCCTACAAGTTGGATATTATCGGGAAAGCCCGCGCACAGGGGCTTCGCGCCGAAGGCACCACCATGCAGCCAAGCCTCGAACTCGCAAACACGACGCCCACAACGGGCAAAACATTCACGCTCGGAAGCAGCAATACAGGCAACTTCTACATCAGCAGCGATGTGGCGGGTGATGCGATCTCCGTAACACACGCTACGGGGGATGTGACGATCACGCCGAAATTAAAACTAACAACTGTAGGCACCGTCGCGACCTCCTTGGTCGGGCGAAATGCAGCGACGGAGGTTGCAGGGGTAACAATAGGAAGTGGGTTGGGGCTTACGGCTGGCACGCTCAGCGCCACGGACGCCTCCACCACAAACGAACTGCAAACGCTTAGCAACACCTCTGATGCAACATCACACACTGCTACACTATCCAACAGTGGCGGCAGCCTGAAACTTGTAGAAGGCAGCAATATTACCATCGCGACAACAGGAACAGCGCTGGATGGGATAGTGACAATAAGCGCCACAGGCGGGGGAAGTAGCCCCGTAATAATTACCCCGGCGGCCATCACGGTAGACCAAAATAATTACAGCCCGACCGATTGGTCTACGGCGACCATAGTCAGGATTTCAGGAACGACACAAATTTGGGGGATCACAGGATTCTCTTCCTCCGGATTTTCTGGGGGGCACACAAAGAGAATAATTAATGTAGGGGCAAAATCTATCTATTTCGCAGGCGAACACCCATCCAGCACCGCCGCGAACAGAATATCCGCCACAAATGATTTTGTATTAGGGGCAAAAAAAAGCATGAATATAATTTTTGATGCTACCCTAAGCAGGTGGATTATAGAAGGCACAGAACGAGTGCCGGAAATAGAACATAATTGGAGTGCTGCGAGCCAAACAGGTAGTGAATTTGAAAACACTGCTTTTACGGCGATTGGTACGGGGACAGTGAATACGGGGGGGAATGCGGCGACGGAAGAACCCGCAACAACAAAAATTAGCACAGGGACAACATCAAGCGGCGGCGGCAGCATTACCCTCGGAAAAACTGTAGCCCCCATAGCCACACGGCTTGGACACAAATATGTTGAAGGGTATTTCACGTTACTATCTACAAGCAACGCCTCGAACCGATATACGGCTGGATTAATAATCAGCACTACTACAACAGGTACATTTGGGGCGGCTAACACCTGTGGGGTACGCTATACAGACAACGTGAACTCCGGCCGATGGGAACTGTACAGCATCAATAATGGCGGCACCACCGTCACGCAAGATCTCGGTATAACTGTTTCATCAGCGCCTACGAAAATAAGGATAGAGATGGATGATGCAGGGGCTACAATACGCGCCTACTTAAACGAAGAAATGAAGGGGCAAATATCAGGGTCATCATCACTGCCAACCGAATTTGGCAATTATTTTGGAAAATTGCAAATAATCAAATCCGTAGGCACTACGGCTGTCGTTATGGATTGTTATAGCATGAAATCTGGCATACATACCTATTAATGCGCATATTTCTCCTCCTCCTAATCCTTCACCTATCCTTTGCCTGCGCCCTGGCACAGGCAAGCCGCGACAGAGTCCGCACGGTGGATACCGTTACGGTTCGGGCGCGGCGGGTGCTTAGATATGTATCTATGTCATCGCCGTGGGATACGGCATCATGGAAGCGGATGAATATGCCGCCCCTTCCTGCGGACACCACCCGCCACAAAAAGCCCCGAAAATAGCGGGGCTTTTTGCGTGAAAACACAGCCTTTGTCCTTTTTCTATGCCTGATCCGTGGCCCATTTTTGGGCTATGAACGTGCAGGACTTACAAAATACACGATGGTTTCGCAGCGGCCCGGCAGCATTAGGACTTGCCGCAGGCGGCATTGACACAGAGGGGCGCATGCTCCGCGATGTGGTGATGGTGCAGGAAGGCGAAGCCCTCGGCCACGGCGTACACCTCGAGGCCGAGTTCGTAGAAAGCGTGATCGCTTACGATCAGGCGACCTACGGCACCACAGGTCTGAAAGCCCGCCTCGGACACCCAACGGCAAGTGGCGACACCATGGGGACGCAGTTGGGCGTATTCACCAACTTCCGAAAACGCCGCAAAGACGGCAAGATGCAGGGCATCGCCGACCTGCAAATATTGCAAGCCGCTGATGAAAGCCCCACCAAACCGGGCATGGGCAAATGGGTGATGCAGATGGCGCAGGAGCGCCCCGACTTCATTATGAGCAGCATCGTTTTTGTGCCATCCGGCTACTACCAGAAAAAGCCAAACGGTCACAAAAAAAAGGTGGCGGGCATGGAGGATTATGATGCCGAATTGCCCCTGTATGTTGACTTCGATGCGGAGGCCGGCGCACAGCACCACTACACTGACCTCGTAGAACAGGGAGCCGCTACGGATAGCCTGTTCAGCCATACCGCAAACACACACCTCCTTAGTGTGCAGGTGGAAAACTGGCTGAATGAAAACCCGCAAATCACAAATTTTCTTAAACAAAACCCTGAAGCGGTAGCCAAATGGCTGAGCCGTGCGGGGTATAGCATCACAAAAAAAATGAGTTTCAACCTAAAAAAATGGCTATTCGGCGAGGATGACGCGGGCCTGCCTACCGCCGAAGATGTGGCACAGTTGCGCACGGCACTGACCGAAGCCCGCGACGAAATCAAGGCCCTGCGCACGGAGCGCGATGAGTTCAAAACAAAATTTGAGGAAGCCGACAAGCGGGCCTCCGAACTCGCTACGGAAGCCGAAACCCTGCGCAAACAGGTGGAGCAACTTAGCGCGGACTTGAAAGACATCCAGACCCGCCTATCAGTCGTGGAAAAATCCCCTGCCGTACCATCGGTGGGTGGGGACACGCCTCCGGCTGATTTGCAAACCGGACGGGCCTACAAAAATACAGGCATGGCTAAGCGCTTTTCCAAAAACGCATAAGCCGCGAACCATAATTTTCATATTATAAAGAATACTCTATGAGTGCTACCTTAACGAGCGTCGCGGCGTTCAGAGATTACGTGCAGGATTTTGCCGATGATCTCATTATCCGCGCTTTTTACAGCCCTAAAACCACCAGCATGGCCACCGTGCATGAAGATTTGAAGGGCAAACTTACCATGACCCGCCTCAAATTTGCGACCGGCAAAGCCGTAGCATGGAGTGAGACCTTCAGCGCAGCGGCGGGCGCTGTTGTGTTTGAACCCCGACACCTTGATGTGGTGGGAATCAAACGCGACCTCTCCTTTGTGCCGCAACTTTTTGAAAGCACATATCTCGGATACCGTCGTCGTGCTGGCCAGAACCCTGGCGAAGATCTGCCATTTGAAGGATTCATCCTTGACACCATCCTTCGCGGCCATGCCGAGGAGTTGGAAAACTCCCTTTGGGCTGGCGTGAAGGCTGGATCTGTTACGCCTGGCACCACTCCGATGGCCCAATGTTTTGACGGTTTTCTTGAAATCATCAAAGACGAAATCACCGCTACTACCATCACTCCTGTAGTAACCCCTACGGGTGCTGTCACTACGGGTAACGTGGTAGCGCTCCTCGAAACCATGTGGCTCAACCTGGGCAATGGCTACAAAGAAGGAGCGGTGGACATTTTCATGTCGTGGACGAATTTCCAGAAGTACCAGCAAGGATACCGCGAGGCTTACGGAAAGTATGTTTCGATGAACAAGGATGCCACGGTGACGCTTGATTTCTCGCAGAATGCGCGGATCATCCCTATGCCTGGCATGGGCAATTCCAATCGCATCGTGATGACTCCTTCAAGCAATTTGCATGTAGGTTTCGACCAGATCAGCGACCAAATGTTCGAGTTCGAGAAAAACAAGCGTGCAATGGACTTCTGGCTCGACTTCAAAGTCGGCGCACAGATTGGCCAGATTGACGAAGGCGCGTTGGTTGTAAATGATCTCCTGTAACTTTTTCAAAAAATAGACATGGCAAATCAAAAAAAAGCAACACACGCAAGCCCGGCAGATGCGATTGAAGCCGCCACCGCCGTATTGGGCGAAACGGTGGCGGAATTAAAGGCTGACATGGATGCGCTGAAGGCTAAAAGCCTCACAGTGAAATCCGAATCAGATCAGCCAGCGCAACTGCCGGAAGCGGAAGAGTTTGTGGTGGGCGGTAAAAAATACCGCTTCACCATCAAAAAATTCATCATCGAGGCCGATGTTATTCTCGCACACGAAGCGGCAAAAAACAAGGAATTACGCGAAAGGATAGTTGAAAACTATCCGGGCGTAGTGGCCGAAGTGTAAACCCTATTTTTAAACAATTAATTTTCAAACAATATGGCATGTGAATGCAACGTGGCGGTGATTGAACGCGAATGCGGAAGGAATGCCGCCTCCATCAAGCCGACATGGAAGGTTACCTGCGAGGACGAAATTACCAGCATCGGGGCGGCTACGGATCACTCTGTCAGCACAATCACGATGCGGGCGGCTGCGGTTGGCCCTCCTGCGGTTACGGCGGGCAAGTTTTACGCCTTTGCCGGCAGCCGAAAAGACGCGGACTTTAAAAGCACGCAAGACCCTGAGACGGGCATCTGGAATACAGAATCCAAACTCTTCATCCCGAAACAGGCCAGCGCGAAAGCGGTGATCTTAAACAACTTAGGCGAAGACAATAACATTGTAATCGTTCAGGACATGAACGGGGCAAAGCGTATCCTCGGCGAAATGGGCAACCCTGCGAACATTACCGTAGAAGAAACCACGAATCCGAAAAACGGATACACTCTGACGGCGACCTGGCAGAGCGGTTACAGCCCTTATTTCTTCACCGGAACTGAACAGGAATAATGAAAGAAAATATGAAATTGAGATCGCCGGAGAAAACCCCGGCGATCTCTAACGAAACCAGCGAGGTAACGCCAGCCAACCCACGCAAGTGGGCGTACACAGGCCATGCATACCGCTTCGGCATTATATTGCCCGGCACAACTACACAGTTAAAGCCCGCAGATATGACCGATGCCGAAATAGATACCCTGATACAAGCCAACCCTGTCACACGGGAGTGGTTCAAGTTGATCTAATCCTATTCATTTTGCCCCCCGCAAAAGTGCTGTACTATGGAGCAACAAGCAATTAATAACCTCGAGCAAATCGAGAACCCCATCCTCGCCCTGCTGCTTATCGTACTTATTGTGGCGCACATATTTCAGTATCGGGAGCGAACGAAGTTACAGGAGCGCCTGTACATCATAGCTACCGAAAGCGTGGGTGCCATCAAGGACGTAACCACACGGCTGGAGGATATTGAGGAAAAACTTAACTCATAATCTTTACACCGTTTCAGTATGAAAAAAATTGACAGTGTGATCCAGCAAATCACCGATGCCCGCAAAGCCCTGCAAAAAAAGGATGAGACCACTAAACCAAAACAGATGAAAGTGTCAGCCAAGCGGCTGCCGCCCAAAGCCAAGACCATGGAGGCTCTTATGCCGCCTGCGGCTGTGGCCCTCTAAGGGATTTTGGCAGAGTTTGTTTTTTAATGATGAAAACCCCGCACTGATCATTTGGTGTCGGGGTTTTTGTTTTTCCTGTATTATACAATGATATTTATTTGCTGGATTACGTACAACGATGTATCTTTGCACCGACAACCCAATCGCATTCTATGCGCTTATCTTTGCGCCTTAGTTTGCACATCAATTTTATGTAAATAAATCGGCTGCTTGGTGCCTCTTGTTCCTTGGGTGCATTTGGGTTGTCCACCTTGCGGCCGAGCAAACTAATTCTGTTATGACAACTAACAGCACCACGGTATTCGCCGAAACACCAGAAACCTTCACCGCCTTCTCCAAAGAGGAGGGCGAAACCACTCTGCAACACACACTTAACCTCATGATGCTGGCCACGAAAGATGCCCCCACCATCGAGCCGGATGAGGCGGCATCGCTGCACTGGATGGCCTACTTTGCAGGGCGGCTTGTCAGTATGATTCTTAACGATAAACAGGCTACCGCATGACACCACTAAACGATGAGGAGTTTAAAGGCAGAAATCTTCAATTACTTTTTGAACGTCTTTTCAAAGAACTTCTGGACAAGGATATAGAAGCATACGCGACTTTAAATTTACGCCCGGATAGTTTTTTAATTTCCGCTCCGAAATCTTTAGTTTTAGATATAACTACAATCGGCACCGACCTGCATACTCACGGGAGTGGCGGATATGCGTTCCGAGGCGTACGTATTATAGAAGCAGATCTGAAGGATCTGTATATTTTAAGGCTAAAAAATGAAGATCTTAAAGATTTGGTATATATTAAAATTGATAGGCGCGAAGGCAGATGGGTTAAAACAGGCCCGTAATTATCAATAAGTAGGCATTACGTTTACAAAAACGCTCGGCATGTTCAATCGTGGCGGGCGTTTTTCTTTGTCCTTTGGGGTGGTGGTTTGGTGGCCGATTATTGTGTTCTAATTATTTTTTCACACAAAACACACATCATGGAACAAGAAAAAATCGGCATCAAAGAATCTGCCGAACTCCTCGAATTTCTGGGCGCATTCGCCTCTCAAACCGACGCCGTACTCGCTGACGGCAAGGTGGTCACTACCGAACTGATCGGATATTGGACTACCCTCACAAAAGTGAAGCCCGCTATAGAAGGCCTGAAAGAGGTGCCTCGTGAATTGGCCGATCTGGATGATACAGAGCGTTTCTTCCTTGTTAGCGTATTGGCTGATGTCCTCAAAATGCGCCGCACTGACGTGGAATTAATCTTCGAGGATGGCTTTGATCTTGCCCTCCGTAATGCGCAGTTCATCAAACGGGTGGGCCAATTGCGCAGGCCAACTCCAGAAGCCGTAGCGTGATCAAAATTGAAGTCGCCCCGGCGCGACGCTTATGGCTGTGGCCCTGGCGTCGTGTCTGGGTACTTCATGTCCCAGAAGAATGGGCTGAAATCCCCGAAAAAAAACGGCGCAGGTGGTGGGCTTTGGCGGTTCTACATGGTGACCGCTCTGCACTCGTACGGGAGTGTTTGCGCCCGCTGCCTGCACCCGTTCGTCGTTTGTTTTCGGAGGAGGATCGGCAGGCCATAGCGGCCAATCTGGCGTGGGCCGTACCTGCGCCGAATTGTGAAAATCTGGTAATTGACAGGGTGCGTATTTGGCTGCGAATATTTCGGATGCCGGAGCCAAAGGGGCAAAATATGACCGCCTTGGAGTTCGCGTACTGCAATGATCTGTATGATAAGTATGTGACCTCTGGCGATGTGGAAGCCGCGACGCTTTTGGCCGCGACCTTGTGGAGGCCCATGAGGATGTGGCCAAGCGAAAGACGAAAAGCGGGGGATGATCGGGTGGGGTTTTTCGCGAGTGCGGAGGCGAAGGCAAGGGTGAATCGGATGCAGCCGGATATGATCGTGCAGGCATTGTTTTACTTCGCGGGCTTCAAGGACTTGCTGATAAAAACCTACGGGGCCTACCTTTTTGATGCCGATGAAGCGGATGAGAGTGCCGCATCCGATGAAGATCAGGACGAATATGCGAATAATGAACCCACAACGCCTTCCGGCGAATCTGACAACTACCCTGATTTTGGGTGGTGGGGCATCATGCAGGCGGTAGCGGAGGTTGGTTTGTTTGGAAATATGGAGCAAGTGTACCAGACCAGTATCCACGACCTGTGTATCTATCTGGTCAGAAAAGAAATCGAAAATCAGCGCATGAAGCGCAATATGCCTACAAAACATGCTTAATACCTATCAGCAATTGGTTGATTATTTCATCGCACTGCCTACGAATGTGCCAGGCGTGGCACAAGTGACCGTGGGTGCGGATGAGGAGGAACTGAACGCGCAGACGAACTACATTAAGTATCCACATTTGCGCGTGGATACCCCTTCCATCACGTTTGTGGGCAATGACGAAAACCCCGGCATCCGTTTTGGTTGCCGTATTTGGTTAATGAAAACGGTGCCAGAGGTAAGCAATTACCAAAAGGAAAACGAGGCGCTGAGTGAAATGCTTACGCTATTGCGCAAGGTGTACAGGCAGATACAGGCAGATGCCGATGCCGACACTTTTGATCTCGTTATAAGCGAAAACTCCGGCGATGTAGTAAGGCGATGGAGCGGTGATAATTTGTTCGGGTGGTATCTGGACTTACAGATAGACCTGCCGGAGTGCTGCGATTGTTAGCATATAGGATTGTGTGTTATTTATACGCCCCTGTCGGAGATACACGACAGGGGCTTTTGTCCTTTTGGGCGCATTTTAAGCCCCCGAAATTCGTGGCATGACACCTGTAGATCAGTTGCGCGAATACATACACGCCGAAGCGCAAGCGTGGGTGGCGGACTGGGTAGCGCGGCGAAAAGCCGTGCTGGCCAAACGCGGCATTAATGCGAGCGGCGAACTGATCCGCAGCATGGAGTATGCAGCGGTTCAGGTATTCAATCAGGCTATTACCAATACAATAGAAATCGCATTCGATGAGCATGGCCGATATGTGGACATGAAGCGGCTGAATGTGCCGGACGGCGGCGTGGATATGATACAGAACATCGCGTCATGGATCGTGAAAAAGGGCCTGTATGATCGTTTCGTGCAAGGCTATATCCAGCGGCGCAAACTGAAAAAGGCCCCGCCATCCGTGCTGAATAATATGGCGTGGGCGATTGCTATCAAGCGGCGCAAAACCCGACGCTCGCGAGCCTGGTACAACAAGAGCAAGAGCGCGGCCATTACCGACCTATTCAACAAGGTGGCGGCAGGTATGCCGGAATTGGTGTCCGACGAAATCAAAAAAGGATTCACACAATAATACATATATGATATGGCAGTTCGGCAAGATCAGGTACGACTTAGGCTCGATTTCATCACGGATGAAAGTCAGCAATTGGCTAAGACGCTACAGACAACAAAAGAATATAATCAGCAGATCAAAGAAGCCACGACCAACGTGGCAAAATATGAGCGCGAACTACAGAAAACGGGCGTCAGTGAGGCGAAGCGCGCCCAACTCCTGAAAAATATAGAGGCCGAACAAAGGCGCATCGCGGGTGCCGAGCGGGCTATATACGAGGAGGGAAAGAAGATAGAAAAATTAGACCTGAACAAGGTCGCGCCGGCGCAGTTGGAGCAACGCCTGAAGCAGATACGGCAGGAGATAAAACTCATAGCCGATCAGAGCAGCCCGGCTTTCAAGTCGTTGCGAGAAGAGTCTCAGAGGATTGAGGAGCAATTCCGCAAAATAAAGGGCCTGAACGCAGGAGGCGGCACTGGTGGCGGCGGCTTGTTGGGTAGTTTGGGTGGATTTGCGGGCATCGCAGGTCGGGCGCTCCCGCTTATCGGTGGCGCGGTGGCGGCTTTTGAGGGTTTGAAAAAGGCAGTGACCGGCGCGAGCGAATTGGAACAGTTGACCATCTCATTTGAAACATTCTTAGGCAGTGCCGACAAGGCAAAGCAGGTCATACAAGACCTGAAGGACTTCGAGGTGAAAACCCCTTTTGAAGCGGAGGAGGTTAATAAGGCGGGCCGTGCCCTTTTGGCCTTCGGAACCACCACGGATGAACTGATACCGACACTGACGCAAATCGGTGACGTAGCGGCAGGCACGGGGAAGGACTTCAACGAGTTGGTATTGATCTACGGGAAAGCACAAACGCAAGGCCTGATACAGGGCGAAGAGTTGAACCAGTTGGCAGAGGCGGGCATACCGATATACAAGGAACTGAGTAAGGTGCTGAATGTCGGCGAAAAAGATATACGGAAGTTGGGCGAACAAGGCAAAATCGAGTTTTCAGCCCTGCAAAAGGTTTTTCAAAACCTTACAGGCGAAGGCGGCAAGTTTGCGGGCCTGATGGAGAAACAAAGCCAAAGCATTGGGGGCTTGTATTCCACCTTGAAAAGCGCATTTGGTGAGTTGCTCACGCAGTTGGGCACGGCATTGGCGCCCGCAATCAAAGGGATACTGGATGCCGCGATAGGGTTGGTGAATTACATCAAGCCGGTATTGATACCCGTATTTCAATTGTTAGGATCTACGGTTTCGTTTGTTTTTGACTCCATTGGTAGTGTGGCTAAGACTACTGCGGGGCTTTTTTCTGGATTGGGATCGGGGATTGCCTCACTGATGGAGCGGGCCAAAGATATTCCTATCATTGGTACCTATTTCAAGGTGATCGGTGCCGCCATACAGGTGGTGCGTGATGCGTTCCAATCGCTTACCGCGACATTTTCGGGCATAAAAGCAGCCATAACCGACTTGTTCACAAATTTCGGGCAAAACATGGGCAACGCCTACAGCGAGGCCCGTGACGCTGTACTACAAGATGAAGCCCGACAACGCGCCGAGGATGAACGAGACAATCGCCAAGCCAGCGAGGCCGAAAAGCAGCGCGAAATACAGGCCGCGCAAGATGTAGCCAGGGCAAAAGCCGATGCACAGAAAAAAGCGAGGGAGGAAGCGAGGAAACGGGCAGAGGAAGCATTCAAAACGCAGTTGGCGGCACAGGAGGCCCACTTGCGGCGAGAGGAACTTCTGAATGAAATAGATCATATAAATAAAAATGTCTCTGAGCAACAATATCAAGAGGACATATTATTTATAAAAAAGAAAGGATACGAGGCCCAACTTCAAGTCTACAAAAAATTTGGGAAAGAGCAGGAAAACGAGGCACTGGAACTGCAAAAGAAACTGGCCGAGATCAACCAAGCCCTCACCATCCCGCGCACCGCACCTGTCGCCGCTATCGGTGGCCGGAATGTAGGCGGGCAGGTAAGCACAGGGCAGGACAACACGGGGCAATTGCTGAACAATCAGCAGTTGGGCGAGGATGCACTATTGGCGAATCTTCGCTCTAAGTTTGAGCGGGCATTGATTACCGAACAGGAGTATGAACTGCGCAGGATGGAATTGAAGCGGGCGTTTCTGGCTGAAGAAATCGCGATATTGCAGGCGGCAAGTCAGCCGCAGGTGGAGGAGATACAGAAAAGGGAAGAGCAAAAGTTGAAGGTAGAGGAACGTATTTCCTTTAAACGGCTGGAAAACCAACGGGTTACGGACGAAGCGAAAGCAAGGATGGAGGAGGTGCGTTTGGATACTTTCAACGCCTCTGTGGATTTAGCAATTAGTATTTTAGGCCGGGAGGAGGCCGCAAGGCGAAAAAATGCAAGCGTAATCAAGGCTTTCAATATCGGGGAAGTTCTTGTCAATGGGATAGCAGAGGTGCAAAAGATATTTGCAAAGTATGCTGCGGTTCCAGGGGGTCAACTTATAGCCCTTGCAGAGTCCGCGCCTGCGATCATTAGGAGAACAGCCGCAATTGTAAAAATTGCAACGACAAAGTTTGCAGGTGGTGGCTTCACTGGATCAGGGTATGGCTCAAGCGATGAAACCGGATTCAAGCCGGCAGGCGTAGTTCACGAAGGGGAATATGTAATTCCGAAGCGCATAGTAGAAAGCCAGACAGCCGCGCCACTGATCGGCCAACTCGAGCGGTGGAGAACGCGCAAATATGCGCAGGGTGGATTTGTGGCTCCGGGCAGCACGGATTTGCGCCCGGGCGTGGCAGCGAACACCTCGCAAACGATAGTACAGCCTGATTTGATGGCCTTATATGAGGCTGTTCAACTCTTCGGTAAAAAGGTAGATGCCATGCAAACGGAGGTGAAAGCGAGGGTGGTGGTGACGGAGTTGGAAGATGCGCAAAGCGAACTGAATACGCTGCGCAGCGATGCGGCTTTGTAATGTCCTTTTACACGTGTTTTTTGGCCTTCAAATTTGCAACATGAACGAACACGCTATCACTTATGACAGTATGTTGGCAATGATCGCCAAGGGAGGGCCGACGCCTTTCCGAATTGTGTATGTGATCGGACAGGGCAAGAACAAGGGGCAACTGCGCGAGTTTGTCGCGTATTACGGCGCGCCAAATCCTAAGGACATCAGCCCCCAAAGCGGCGGGGCTCCGCGTAGCGAACCCAAAAAATACAGCCTGAAAGCGGGCGGGAATTTGTTTTTCACGGAGTTCAGCACTCAAAGGCTGCTCACTCTTTTCTCATACAATATCATCACCATAAATGGAAAAAAAGTCATATAGCCCGCCAATTGGTGAGCAATACATGGTATCCGGTAATGCCGCCGTCGTATTTTCTACCGTCGTGCCGGGTAACGCGCAGAACGATATCGGGAAACCTGAAAAAAAGGCGATAGGCGGGCAAAGCGTGGAGTACATCGCATGGGGGACAAATAACAACCTACCCTACTACCGCGAGGAGGTGGCAACGGGCAATAACATTGTAGGCAGCCTAATCCGCCGCAAACGCGACATCGTGTGCGGCCAAGGCTGGTATGCCTACCGCGAACGCTATGTGGATGATAGCAGTGGTATGATGAAGCGCGTGGTGGATGAAGTGCCGATGCCGGATGGCGCTGCGCGGTTTTTTGAGCAATTCCGGGAGGAAGCAAAGAAAATTGTCGGGGAACTGATGAAGCATGAACTGTGCGCCGTGGAGTTCATTCGCAATCGCGACGGTATAGGGCTTAATTCTGTGAATGCCACAGAAACGAAGTACATTAGGGCCGCGCCAAAAACAAAAGGGAAAATCAAAACATGGCTGTGGTCGAACGCCTGGACAGAAGGACAGCGGAAACAATTGAGCGTATCCGATCAGGTGGTGCAACGTTTGGAAACTTATAACGGTATCCCATCGGGCCCCGGCCAGCAGGCTGGGTTTGTGTTGGCCTTGTCGGATGATCTATTCAATGACGGCTATTATCCGATCCCGGCATGGTGGGGAGGTCGGCACTGGGTGGAATTGTCGAATATTATCCCCATTTTCCACCTCAATAACCTGAAAAACATGTCAGCGCCACGGTGGCTGCTTATCATCCCGCACGATTACTTCCTACACTACGAGAAATACAACGCGGCCACCGATGAGCCGACCCGCGCTGAAGTGTTGAAAGATGCGCAGGCAAAGAAACAGGCGTTCGTTAGCGACTTCAACGAACTTGTGACCGGCGCAGAAAACACAGGGAAAACCCTGACTATTGAATCCGTACGCGAAGAAGTGTATGGCAAGATGGTGGATAAGCGGATCATGGTAGAGCCGCTGGTGATTGACCTGCGGGATGATGCCCTGATAAAATTATATGAGAGCAGCAATGTGGCGAACATATCGGCGCAGGGGCTCCACCCTACCCTCGCGAACATAGAAACGCAGGGCCGACTCAGCAGTGGCACGGAGATACGAAATGCGTTCCTGCTTTGGCTTGTGATCGCGGCCCCGGCTTACCGGGATCACCTTATGCGGGTGGTCAACACCGTGAAGGCTATCGAAGGCTGGCCCGCTGATATTCACTATGCTATTCGCGACGCCGAACTCACCACGTTGGCCGAAAATCCGGGCGGCGTGAAACAAAGCGAACGCCCACCCGTATGACGGCAGCGCAATATCACGAACACCTAAAGGTCATAGAAGCGGCCAATCCTCGCGAGCCACTGCTGCACTTCCTGCGCAGCGGCTATACGGCGCTCAATGCAATCTATTTGCATCGGGCATTGAAAAACATGTCGGAAATGCCTATTTTAGTCGAAAATTACGAAGGCGAGGCCGAAGGAAACGAAGAACTACCCGACCATGATACGGATGATGCACATGATGGCCCTACATACCAGGCACTCACGGCTGAAATAAGAAGGGCCTACAACCACATCCGGGCCTCGCGCAATGAATACCATCGGTGCCGAACCGATGACGAACGGGCTAAGGTGGCGGATCAAGTCCGCAGCGCGTGGATGAGCATTATGTTCGCGATTAAAAAACGCAAGGCTTATGCGGATACGGGGCAGATCATAGAGGTAGAGGTTGATGATGACGAACTCCCCGATAATGCCGTGATGCTGGCCAAACGACTGAACTCCATCCGGGCGCAAATAGCACAGGAAAAGCGCAAAATCCTCGAAATCGCCGCGCTGAAGGACAGTGATCCGACAAGGGCCAAGCGGCTTGACACGGCGGAGCGGCAGTTGAAGCGGCTGGAAGTGTTGAAGGGGATGGCGGTGGAGAAGTTGAATAGCATGAAAAACGAATAAGGATCCTCGCAGGAATGCGGGGCTTTTTTGTTGTCCTTTTCTGCGCTCCCCTACCCCGGCATCTTTGCTGTATGAGAAGGGTACAAAAGCGACTATACACGCTAAAAGACTGGGAATCCGGTGATGACTTTGACCGGATGTGGATGTCTATGCAGGAGCCAGATAGATGGGTTTTGACCCCTCGGGAAGATAGTACGCTGCAAAAACTCAAGGCGGTGTGGGCCTTGGTAATGGAAAATACCCGTCCTACTCAGCGGGTCAAAGCCATCACGGAGGCGTATGACTGCACCCCAAAAACCGCTTATACTTATATCCGGCAGGCGACCGATCTGTTTGGCGATCTGATGAATATAGACCACGAACTTGAGATGCACCTGGCTTATGATAAGGCCCTGCATCTGATGCAATTGGCTGAACAGGACGGAGACATCGAAACCGCGCAAAAATGCCTGAAAACGGCGCAAGACATTAGAGAAAAAATAGAAAACAAAACCCCACGGCAAGCCAAACAGTATGTGGCGATTACGATTACCAACAATCCGAAGGTTTTAGAGGCAAAAAATGCCGAATCCCTTGAATTATCACAGGAAATCGAATATGAGCCTATATTAATCCCATCCCGCGCACATGCAGATATATCTGAATAGTAAGCAGGAGGAGTTTTTTCGCAATGAAAAGCCCTACAAAATGTTCCTCGCTGGTCGTGGTACGGGCAAAAGTACCGTGGAAGGGCTTGAACAATATGAGGCGATGGCACAAATGCCTCGCGGGCGGGGTTTCTTCGCGGCTTGTACTTATGCGAATATATTGAACGTAGAGCTGCCCGCGCAGACAAAACTGTGGGAGAGTTTGGGCCTGATAGAAGGCGAAGATTATGTGGTGGGGAAAAAACCGCCAGCGTCATTTACACGATGCTTTGATGAGCCGCGCAAGTATGAAAATGTGATCAGTTGGGCCAATGGACATAGGATTATATTGTTTTCTATGGATAGACCTGATCTTAATCGTGGGGGATCGTTCCACCATGGCGGGCTGGGCGAGGCGGCTTTGGTGCCGCACGATGCCGTAACACGGGTACTTCTCCCCTCTATCCGGGGTGGCGTGAAGGATTTTACCTCAAAAAGACGGGGGCAATTCCGGGCATATACCACCATCCCGTGGAAGCCATCGGGATATTGGGTACTGGATTATGAAGAAAAGGCAAAGAATCCAAAGGGGATGCACCACTTCACGGAATCAAGTGCCGTGGAAAACCTTGAAATATTGGGTGCTGATTATCTGGAACGGATGCAGGCGGAGATGGGGTATCTTGAATACCTGGTCGAAGTGCTGAATCAGAGGGTAAAAAAAGCGGCTGATGCCTTTTACCACAAGTTTGATCCTGATCGGCACACATATACCCCCCGGCACCAGTATGGGGAATCTGATAATGGTATCATTCTGTCCGGCCAATCTGATCCAAACTACAAAGCGGATTCGCTTTTGGAGGTTTCGTTTGACTTCTCTGGATGGTTCAACTGTGCCACGGTATGGCAGGAGGGCGCGCACAATGATGGTGTGCGCAGACATAAGTGTGAGTACTGCCTGCACCAGTTCTTTGTTAAGACGGATGAAGGCAAGGTGGGCGAGTTGGTTGACAAGATATGTCAACACTACGGATCGCATAAGACCAAACTGGTACGCCTATGGGGTGAACCTCGTGGTCATGACCATAGGCCGGACACGCCGCAAACATTGTTTCAGCAGATACAAACCCGATTCCAAAAGAACGGATGGGGCGCGGAGATCAAGGTGCAGAACGTTCAGGTGAAGTCACACAAGGAGCGTGGCAATCTTATGAATGACGCACTCGCAGAGCAGAATGGTATGACGCTACTTAGATTCAACGACACCACGTGCAAGGATGTAGTCATCGCGATGCAGGTCACCGGGACAAAGGATGATGGTAGCAAGGATAAGTCGAAGGAGAAGGATAGGCTGTTCCCTCAGGAACATGCCCCCCACTTCACCGATACCGTGGACTACTACTACACCCAGAAGTACGGAGCGGCGATGTCTCGAGCTAGGGTAGCATTGAATGCAGGTGTGATGTGACCCCCAGCCATATAACCCGCCATTTGGCGGGCTTTTAATTAAGTTTTTGCTAATCAGATCGGAAGAGCACA